CAACATCTCGTTCACGAACTAATACTTTGCTAACAAACGTTGAATCTGCTAATCGATCTTTGTCTAAGTCTAAACTATGTATATACACGCTTATTTTTGGAACTGAGTTAATTGTATTTTCAGAATTTTGTCGAATAATACTAGTAGCCTGTCTGTCAGCATCACCGTATGCTACTGGTACTCGATGTAATGTTCCATCGCCATATCGCACTGAGAATTCACTAAAAAGCCTAATTGTTTGAGTGATATATCTACGTATAGCACCGTCATAAAAATGTTGCATTACTTTCTCCTATTTCAGTATTTAGTACTGCACTTCTTATGAAATTAAAAATCAGCACGAGGTTTAAGTACTTTAGATATGCCTTGACGTTCAGCCTCTCTGTAAGTAAATAAACTAACTCGCCACGCGCCGTCGTACGGAATTGTTACTTGCAAATTATCAACTTCTGGTAAATTAATTCTAATTTTAGCAACACCGTTTACATCGTACGATTCTAATAAATTTTCAAAATCATTAACTACAAACTCTAATCTAGTAGTATCAAATTTTAATACAATGTATGGTGCAGTTATTTCAAAATCAATATTAGTATCAAGTAAAATTGCACCAACAGCTACTCTTACGTAATCAGTTGCAATTTCATCATTATATGTAAATTTGCTGTTATTAATAAAGCTAACTCGTCTAGTGTGTCTAGTATCAGTGTTAGTTAATGTCATTCTGACTGCATCTTCTACTTTATGCCATTTACGGCCGTCAAATCTAAATAATCGATTTGGAACAAAATCTAATCTTAAAAAGAAATCATCTTTTGCTACGCTGGTAGGAAACTCAATTCCCTGACCAAATACATAGCCATTATACGGATAACCGTCACCTACTAAAAATCCAGTATAACCAGTTCGCAATGGTATTGCATTAAGACTACTTGCATTTACATTAGATTCGCCGTTAATTAATTGACTTTGATAGTTAGCAGTGTACACATCTGAATCTACAGTAATTAACTCTGTTCTACCAGTTACCGGATCAGTTGCTAATGTATAAAATTGTCGAGTTTCGTATCCGCATTTAGGTGCGTCGATTTCAGCTTGACTTACGATTGCATCGTTTATTTCTAATTCTTTTTTACGGGTACTTAATAAATCACGTAACGCATACGGTGCGTCGTCGCCTGCAGGTTGGTCAAGTATATCTGCATACTGTTGGCTGTCTGCAATCTTTTTAAGTTTTATTCTATACAAATGCGGATACCATGTTGCGCTATATCCTTCACTAGCACGGCCAACATCTTCAATAACAAAAAATCTAGGAACACTAACGTCAAAATCATTTAATGCAAAATCGTCACGTAAATGAGGTAACTCAATAACATCACCGTCTAATGGTTTGCGACCAATCGTTTCAATAAAGTCGTTAATATGTACAGTCATAAACACTGTGTCGTTATCAATAAACAAACCAAATTGACTTAGATTAAAATCTAAATTTTGAACTTGGTAATGGCCTCTAAGACGGTAAATTTCTGGTTCGTATTTGCGATCACGAGTTTCTAAGAACAATAAATCTTGAATATTTGTTTCTTTTACTACATCATAAATTGGCTGATCAGCAGTTCCTTCTTCTTGTATCTTAGGTCCTAAATATTTATGAAGGTGTACATCAGTACAACCAACTTGAAACATTCTTGATATCTGGCGATCGATAAATCTGTAATTATTTCCTTTCTCAGGTTTGTATAAACTTAATCTGGGCAAAGTACTTCTCCTTGAGTGTTATCATATTTATCTTACGATAAATATAGTAGGAGAACTATTATGTCTGACGAAACAACATCATTGATAGAAAGAAACAAAGTATTTGAATATGTGCAAGCTATGCTAGGTTCGGGTATGATTGATCTGGACCTCGACCCTATTCATTACGAAACTGCATTAGACAGAGCATTAACTCGCTTTAGACAGCGCAGTCCAAATGCTGTAGAAGAAAGTTACAGCTTTTTAGAGTTAGTACAAGATCAAAACGATTATCGATTACCTGATGAAATTATTGAAGTACAGAGTGTATTTAGACGTGCGATTGGGTCACGTTCTGGAATAGGTGCAGGTGGTACATTATTTGAACCGTTTAACTTAGCGTATACTAACACGTATATGATGAGCGGTAGTATGATGGGCGGCCTTGCAACATACGAACTATTTGCAGGATATCAAAAATTAGTTGGTAAAATGTTTGGTAGCTATATTGAATTTAAATGGAAACCTACTAGTCATGTGTTAACAATCCTACAACGTCCATTTGCACAAGGTGAACAGATTTTAATTAAATCACATAACTTTAGACCTGACTTTGTATTGCTAACTGACATTTATGCTAAACAATGGTTACGTGATTATACACTCGCTACTTGCAAGATTATGTTAGGAGAAGCACGTAGCTTGTTTTCAACTATTGCAGGCCCAGGCGGCGGTATTACATTAAATGGTAACGATATGAAATCTGCAGGCAAAGAAGAACTTATTGCTCTTGATAAAGAGTTAGAAACGTTAATATCTGGCGGGACAGGTTATCATTTTATAATAGGATAAGTTGACATTTTTCTAAAATTAGTGTATAATACAATTTTAGGAGAATAATATGATAGTTGGTATTGTAGGAAATATAGGTGAAGGTAAAGACACTATTGCAGATTACTTAGTTAATCAACATAACTTTACACGTGAAAGTTTTGCAGGTACATTAAAAGATGCAGTTTCTGCTGTGTTTGGATGGGACAGAACATTGCTCGAAGGCCAAACTACCGAATCGCGAGCATGGCGTGAACAAGTTGATCAATGGTGGGCAGATAAATTATCTATACCAATGCTAACCCCTCGATTAATTTTACAACTCTGGGGCACTGAAGTATGCAGAAGAAGTTTTCATGATGACATTTGGATTGCTAGCTTAGAAAACAAATTGAGAAACATCAACACTAATGTTGTTATTAGCGATTGTAGATTTCCAAATGAGTTTGCTGCTATTAAAAACGCAGGCGGTATAATAGTTCGTGTAACACGAGGACCGGAACCAGACTGGTATCAATATGTTAATGGTGCGTTATCTGGTAACATAGATGATATCTTAATGTTAAAAGAGTTTGGTATCCATGAAAGTGAGTGGGCATGGTATGGATTAGCTGTAGATTATACTGTTGATAACAATAGTACACTTAATGCATTATACGCAAAAGTAACAGAAATAGTTAAGATATAACGCCATTATTTTACATTTTCCTATAAATACAGTTAGAACTTGTATATATGGAGATTATAATTATGGCTCAACTTAGTTCACCAGGCGTAAGTGTAGAAGTATCAGATGAGAGTTTCTACACTTCATCAGCTCCCGGTACAGTACCTTTAATATTTATTGCTACTGCTGCAAATAAATTAAATAGTGCAAAAACTGGACTAGCTCCAGGAACAGTAAAAACATCTAAAAAATACGGCCAAGTATTTAAAATTACTAGCTCAAAAGAATTAACCGATACATTCGGACAACCAGTTTTTAAAACTGACACAAGCAATAATCCAGTTCACGCTGGAGAACAAAATGAATATGGTTTACAAGCTGCTTATAGCTATATGGGCGTAAGTAGCGCGGCATATGTAGTTCGTGCTGATGTTGATTTAGATCAATTAAAACCACTTTCTGCAGAACCTGCAGGTGTACCTGCAAACAACACATTTTGGTTAAACACGATTGCAACCCATTGGGGTATGGCAGCATGGAATTCAGATCCGTTAAGCACTGCAAGTGGTCAAAAATTCTCAACCATTACTCCAACAGTTATTACAAATACAGCACATGTAGATTTATTTACATCTAACTATGCGCCATTGCAAAGTTTTGGTTCAACTGGAACATACGCAATTTCTGCAGTTTCGAGTTTAATTTCGTATTGGTATAAATCATCTACAGCATCTTTAGGTGCTGGCAACTGGGTTCTTGTTGGATCACCTGAATGGAAAGGAAGTATCCCTACTATTCAAGGCAACAACACTGTAGTCGGTGCTAATACATTTTCAAATTCAGGAGCCGATTCTGATTCTCTTCAAATTAATGGGCATGCTGTTACTGGTTTTACATCGTTAGACACCTTAGTAACTGCAATTAATGCAGTAGGTACAATTACTGATGCCGGAATTAAAGCTGCAAATGT